TCCTGTTCCTCCTCCTGTTCCTCCTCCTGTTCCTCCTCCTGTTCCTCCTCCTGTTGTCGTACGGCGGGCTTTTTCCCTCGTGGCTCAAGCTTCACCTTTTTCGGTGGCACTTCTTCCTCTTCTTTGACGTCCTCGGTTAAGCCGCCGCTGAAGGCCTCAGCAAGGTGGTCATAATCATAGAAGATAAGCACGGACTCTATGGGATTGTCCTCAAGCCATTGCAACCAGCGGGCTTGGGTCTCCTCATCATCAGACAGCGGTGATGACTCACGCAGGATTTGCACGCCCACGTACTTGGTGCGTTTTTTCTCGCCTTCCTTGGTGAATGACACGTCGTAACCCTCCTCTGGGTGGTCGATTTGGTAGACCCTCTTCGTCTTTTTGTCCTGGCTGATGTTGATGAGGTCCTTATCAAGGCCCCAGGGCATCGACCAGAACATAGGGCCCTTGCCCTCTTTGCCTCGGTCAACGAGGTACACGCCTACACGGTCCCTCGGTGCCAGCGCCGCCGCGTATTCAGTTTCACCGGCAGCCGCGGCACGCTTGCGTTCTTCGCACATGGGACAAGGCTCATCCTTCATTACCTTGGGGCAGAGGTACGCGTTATTGTCGGGCCCGATGCCGTAGTGGATGGCCAAGTCGAGTCCGTAATACCTGGACTCGCTTGTGCTGGCCGGTGGTAGAAACCGGATAGTATTGTCGCCCTTGTCCGGTGAGAAAAACGGAACATGCGAAAGGACAAAGCTTTCTTGCGATAGGCCGCGGCGTTGTTGCCGCTCCCTGATATCCTCAGCCGTGCGGCCTCGATAAACGAACTTGCGCGAAGCAATAGATTCAGTCTTTGTCTTGCGTAGTTTTAGTGCCATTGCTGGATCTCCTAAATGTGGGGAAGAAATAATCACGTTTCACGTGAAACCATGCCAAGAATATAGCTCGGGCGTAGAGGTAAATTACAACGGGCGCGGCAATCATTACGCCCACGATGATAGCCGTCTTAGTGAAGCTTTCCATTTTTAACGTCGGGCCTTTTTCACAGCATCGCGTTGCCGCAAATAGCCTTGCCGTGCGAGGCCGCTGGTTGATGCGGTGTCGGCCCCACGGTCACTCCAATACCCTGATTGGAACATGTCAGCAAGCTTCACCAGCATCCGGCTACGTTGCTCAAATGCGGTCTGCAACGCGAACCATTGCGCGGCCTTGAGGGCTAATGTGTTAACCAAATCGGCGGCAGTGCGGTGTCGTAGGTCTCCCAATACTGCATCGTTAACCCTGCTGTCTGTAGGGCGGGTGCCGCTGTGCTCCATTTCTTTGCGGTACTTGCTGGATAGTTCGGCGTCGATGCGGATTAGTTGTTCCTTCGCCGAGTCCTTCAGGCTGAATGCCAGCGCGGCCTCCCGTGCTACGTGGTAATAGAGCTCAGCCTGCCGGCAGGCGGCCTCGTCTAGTGCGTTTTTATCTAGCACTAATTGGCGCTCGAAGGCCACCAGCTGGCTAACGTCCGGGAGGTCCTGGTGGGAATCTTGGGGCTTTTTTAATTTCAGGGTCATGGGGATTTTGGTACGTAGTAATTAAAGCGTAAGTGATAAGCAACGCGCCTCCGACAATGAAGGCGGCTGCCGGGTGTACTAGCCAAAGCCCATATAGCAGCAAACAGAAGCCGCCAATAGCCAAGCAATCGAGTAAGGCTTGCTTCTTCATAGTAATAGTTGCCCGAGGGCAAGCAGTAGTGAAGCCTTTTTATTTTGGAATGGCACATCGAACTGGGCAAGCACTGCAAGCAAGCGTTCTGCTTGCTTCTCACTGCCCTGGTTAAGGACGCAACTCGTGACATAGTTTAGGACTACAAGTCTGACGCCTTCGACGTTTTCATCTAATGCCTGCACGTAGGAAACTGCCTTCGCCCATGTGAGCCTGCCTGCAACCAAGTCACGCACCAATGCAATCGTTGTGTCCTCTGCTGTCTGTGCGTGTGCGAATAGCTCTTTTGCTTCACTCACTGAAATTATACTGCTGACCATAGACAAGTAGACGAGGGCTTGCCTGACGCTGCCATCTGCTTGGCGTGCCGCGAGTTTCAGCACATCATCAGAGACACTGGGTTTATACGTGGCCGCGACCGATTTAAGGTGTGCGTAAAGCACATCCCATTTAACTGGACGCAACTGGTACGCATGACAGCGCGTCTTAATAGTCGCAGGTATCTTATCTGGGTCCGTCGTGCAGAATGCCCAATATATGTGCGGTGGCGGCTCCTCGGTACTTAAGAGTAGGGAGTTCCATGCCTGGCGGCTGAGGGCGTGGCACTCATCGATGATAATGAACCGGATTGGGTTACTGCCTAATGCCTGATATTGAGCCTGTTCAATTAGGGAACGTGTTGCATCGACACCGCCCAACAATCCAGCGTCGAGCTCAAGCAGGTTTGCCCGCTCACACTTGAGATATAAAGCAATCATCCTGGCAAGCGTGGTCTTGCCAACACCGCTGGGTCCATGGAACAAAAACGTATGCGGGAGCTTATCCCTATCTTTGAATAATGCCCGCAGTGATTTGACCGCGGCATCTTGGCCGATGACTTCATCGAGAGTGCTTGGGCGTAACCTGACGTGTAGTGGTTCGGTCATGTAAATTCCGTTTGGATGAAATCAGTGGTATAGAATTTGGCGATTTGCTCGACAGGATGCCAGGCTTTGCCCGCACTCAGTTCGACACACAAGGGCACGTTGACCCAAGGAAAAGTAGAGCAACACATAATGCGGGCAATCAAGCCTACTGCGTCGTCCATCTTATCATCTGGCAGATAAAAGGTCAGGTCGTCATGGACATTCATCACGGGGCGCAACCAAGGCTCGTCTGCTTGCGCTGCCATCATGCTTAGCTTGTTCTGCGCCTCGAACGTTAAGTGGGCGCCAGTACCCTGGATTGGTGTGTTGATTATCTCGTTGCGGCTCAGTGGCCCGTAACGACGAAAGCCCAAGAGCGTTTCGCAATAATTGTGGGCCTGATAGAAGGAACAGACAGCTTCTTGCCATTGTTTAACGCCGCCATATTTGTCGAGGAACTGATTATAGAATGGTGCTAGTCTGTGCTCGTCAACCTCTAGGTATGAAGCTACGGCGCCAACACTCGCACCGTAGAATATGGGAAACGTCCAGCTGTTTTTGACTGCATTCCTATACTCCTTTAGTGCCTTCTCGTTGCTGATAATCTTTGGATGAAATTCTCCTGCTAGCACGAGGGTCCAGTCCTGATGAATGTCTTGGTTAGCGACGCACTCAGCAACCAGTGTTTTGTCCTTACTCGCCATTGCGATACAGCGGGCCTCAAGCTGGCCGTAGTCACATTTCACCAACCAGCAATCCTTTGGCGCCCTGATGATTGAACGGATTTCAGGGTGGTTCCTGGCAGGGAAGTTTTGTAGGTTGGGATTGCTCGATGAGCCGCGGCTTGTGGCGGTTGTCGTTGCGCTATACTCGGTATGGATTTTCCCATCATCGAATACTTGCGCACCACCTGCAGCGAAGGGCGTTAAGTAGGTGCTCCTCAACTTCGCGAGTGTGCGCAATTTAAGTACCAACTTAGCAACAGGGTGCTTGATTGTTTTTAACAGGCCCTCACTCGTTGAGCGTGCTTGTGTCCTGATGCCTAATTTATCGAACAGGAACACAGCTAATTGGGCCGGGGACAGCGGATTGAAATTTGGCTTACAGTGGCGCTGGACGTCAGGGTCAGTGGCAATCTGCTTGACTATAGCGGCCTTCTTGTCTTTGTATTGCTGCGACAGCAGGTCTACCGTTTCAATGTCACGCTCGATTCCTTTTGCCTGCATCAACGCAAAGGACACGCTGGTGTCCTTTATCAGTGAGTAAATGGCCTCCAACTTCTCACGGCGGATATACTGCCCTTGGATACCGGCAAGCGGCAACGTGACCTGGGCATCAAGGGCGTTGTACCGTAACACGTCTTGCAGTGGTGCATACTCTAAATTATGGACATCTAGGCGGCTGTACGCTTTGACATTAAATCCTAAATAGCGTTGGGTCAATGCTCCTAGCGAATTCCCCGGCCTGCTGTCGATGACGTACGCTTGGGCAAGCGTGCACTGCCAGTTAATCGCTGTCGTTAGTGTTTGTTCGTTTAGGTAGGGCAATAACCATTCAATCTCAAATTGTACTTTATGGGCCCACACCTTTCGGGCTTTGTGGGCCAAGAGTCTGCACAAGCAAGCGCCGACCGCTGCTTGTGCGTCCGCGTCCAATGGTCGTTCTGGGTGCTCAAAGGGAAATGCTATCGTGCGTTCTGCTGTGCTGACTGCGATTGTCAGCAGTTTGCGGTTAATGCTGTAGGGTCTTAGGCTGTTCGTCTCAAGGTCAATCGATATGTCCTTGTTGGATTTCAATTCTTGCAGCGCCCCAATTATTTTGGACTTCTCGAAGACGAACAGATACCGGCCACGACCAAGCTCTGGAAGTTGTGCTACGGCGGGCTTTGGTTCACGCTCATAATCAATCGAGTCCTTGGGTGTTGCTTCCCGTTCGTAATCAAGAAATGCCCGCTGTAGGTGGACTTGGAATGTGCGCAGATACGCGGGGCCTTTCTTCGCCTCATGCTGGATGTACAGGATTGCCGCGGGGTGCGTGACAACATAAACCCAACACGTGTGCTTGCCTATCGTGGCGATGAAGCGCTTGCCGCTCCAATCGCTAATCT